CTCTAATTAAGAAGTTTATTTATATGTCATTCTCATTACATAAATATTATGAGAATCACAAAAAAAAGTAGTAATATTATAAAAAAAAGTAATATTATAAATATAAACAAATATGACAGGAGGATTAATCCAATTAGTCGCGTATGGTGCTCAAGATATTTATTTAACCGGCAATCCACAAATAACATTCTTTAAAATTGTGTATCGTCGTCATACAAACTTTGCAATAGAATCTATAGAACAGACATTTAACGGAAATGCTAAATTAGGTAGTAGTGTAAGTTGTACAATTGCACGCAACGGTGATTTATTAAGTTGTTTATACTTGGAACTTGATGTTAATAATACTGAAAATATAGCTGAACAAATTTATTTAATACTGCAATTTATTGATTATATTGAAGTTGAAATGGGAGGTCAAGTGATTGATAAACATTATGCCGAATGGATTGCAATATGGTTAGATTTAACAAGCAATTATGATCAACTTATTCAAATGCTTTATTTAGCCGAACGCGGATATAATCCAAATAATACAAGACTTCGCATTCCATTACAATTCTGGTTTTGCCGTAATCCAGGTCTTGCTCTACCATTAATCGCACTTCAATATCACGAAGTTAAAATTAATATTCAATTCGCAAAACAAATCCTTATGAGTTCAGATTCTACACCTTCTTTACAAATAGCAGATACAAGACTTTGGGGTGACTATATATTTTTAGATACGGATGAAAGAAGAAGATTTGCTCAAGTATCACATGAATATCTCATCGAACAAGTCCAATTTTCGAATGATTTGACAGTTCCAGAGAACGCAACGAGCGTTCAACATGAATTGCGTTTCAACCATCCTGTAAAAGAATTAATATGGATCGTCGGGTTAAATGATTATGCTCCTTTTACAAACTATATTCAGTGTTCTTCTGCCTTATTACAATTAAACGGTCAAGACCGTTTTAAGAGACGCGACGGTGATTATTTCACACGTGTCCAACGCTATCAATATCATACTGGTGCGGGTCATTTCATAATGCGATACGGAACGGGTTCAAATTTGTCAAATATATCATACGGTTTAGAATATATCCATATTTACTCATTCGCATTAAAACCAGAAGAACATCAACCATCGGGGACTTGTAATTTCTCCCGTATCGACAATGCGGTATTAAATTTAGAATTCCAAGCATCTGCTGGATATGGATATGTAGGAAATCTACCAGGTAGTTCAACTACATTACGTGTATATGCTGTCAATTACAACGTATTGCGTATTATGTCGGGTATGGGTGGTTTAGCATATTCTAATTAAGAAGTTTACTTATATGTCATTCTCATTACACAAATATTATGAGAATTACAAAAAAAAATCTATTGTTATTATATATTATTTAATTCAAAATGGCAGGTGGTTTAATGCAATTAGTTGCTTATGGTGCTCAAGATATTTATTTAACTGGTAATCCACAAATTACCTTCTTCAAAGTCGTTTATCGTCGTCATACTAACTTCGCAATTGAAGCTATTGAACAAACATTTAACGGTTCTGCTGATTTAGGTCGCCGTGTTACTTCTACTATAGCTCGTAATGGTGATTTATTACATCGTATTTATTTACAAGTTGATATTGATTTATCAAATACAAACCCAGCTTTAGCGGCAGGTGCTTTCTCATATTATGGTTTTCAATTATTAGACTATGTTGAAGTTGAAATTGGAGGACAAGTTATTGATAAACAATACGGTGAATGGATGGCATTATGGTGTGATTTAACTTTACCATTTGACCAATCACGTATGTTAGAATATATGGTAGACCCTACTGAATTTGGTATATCAAATGCTGATCCAAATCGTTTACATATTCCATTACAATTTTGGTTCTGTCGTAATCCAGGTTTAGCATTACCATTAATCGCTTTACAATATCACGAAGTTAAGATTAATGTTCAATTTGAACCAGCTTCTATATTCTCAACAAATGCTATTCCATATACTACAACTGGACAATATTTACAAAATGTAACAATATGGGCTGATTATATCTTTTTAGATACTGACGAACGCCGTCGTTTTGCGCAAGTTTCACACGAATATTTAATTGAACAAGTTCAATTCTCAAATGCTTTAACAATTAACACTAATTCAACAACAGTTCAACACGAATTACGTTTCAATCATCCAGTTAAAGAATTAGTCTGGTTAATTGATCCATCAAATAATACAGCAGACTTTACAACATATCAACCTTGTTCAGATGCTTTATTACAATTAAACGGTCAAGACCGATTTAAACGTCGTTCCGGTGATTATTTCACTAAAGTTCAACGTTTTGAACATCATAGTGGTTGTGGTCGTTCACTAAATTCAACAGATAGATCATCAACTGAAGATGAAAGTAATGTATTCGCTCAAACACATATTTATTCATTTGCTCTTAAACCAGAAGAACATCAACCATCTGGTACTTGTAATTTCAGTCGTATTGACAATGCTGTATTAAACTTATCATTTGCTACTTCACGCGCAGCTGGTTATCCAACCGTTGCTCAAATTGCTGCTGGAACTGTATTAAAAGTATATGCTGTCAATTACAATGTTCTTCGTGTTATGTCAGGTATGGGTGGTTTAGCATACTCAAATTAAGAATATTATATCATTATAATCATAATATATATTATTAGTATAATGAAACTATTTGATAAGTTCAAAGAGATATTTGGAATAGCCATTTTATCTTTAATAATGATACTAATAATAATCTTATATGGGACATATCGTTGTAAAAATAGTAATTTTAAAGACCCTTTTACAAAAACTATATTTCCAAAATCATTGAAAAATTATTTAGATGGTTGGGGACTATTTCATTTTCTATTTTATGCTTTATTAACATCATTATATCCAAATTATTGGATACATATATTTATAATAGGTATTTTATGGGAGATTATAGAAACTTCAGTAAAAAATAAACCATTTTATATAGGAAAATGTAATGTAAATATATCAACTGATGAATTAAATGGATGGTGGTATGGTAGATATGAAGATATCATAATGAACTCATTTGGTCAATTATTTGGATATTGGATTGCTAATAAGGGAATAACATCATTAATATTTATTCCATTATACATAATAGTTATACTGTTTCAAATATATATGATAAAATAAAATATATTTAAAATATAAGTTATACCATATCACAAAATGACGGGAAGTTTAATGCAATTAGTAGCCTATGGCGCTCAAGATACATATTTAACAGGTAATCCACAGATAACATTCTTTAAAGTTGTATATAAGAGACATACAAACTTTGCGATGGAATCTATTTCTCAAACAATGAATGGAACAATAGGTTTAGGAAATACATTCAGTTGTATATTAGGACGAAATGGTGATTTAGTTCATCGTGTATATTTAGAAATGACATTTAATCAAGATATAAGTAATGCGTGGCGTGTAGGACATCAAGTTATAGATAATATTGAAATTGAAATTGGAGGACAAGTAGTAGATAGACATTATGGAGAATGGATGGATATTTGGACACAATTATCACATACTGAAGCTAATTGGCAAAAATTAGATAGAATGATAGGAGGGTCATTAAAGGATAGCAATAATCCAAATTATACTAAAGTGTATGTTCCATTACATTTTTGGTTTTGTCGTAATCCCGGTTTAGCATTACCTTTAGTAGCATTACAATATCACGAAGTTAAAATTAATATTCAATTGAATAATTCATTCTTAGTAACATCTGGTAGTTCATTCACCCCATCAAATGCTCAATTATTATATTGTGATGTTTATGTAGATTATATATATTTAGATACTGATGAAAGACGACGTTTTGCTCAAGTATCTCACGAATATTTAATTGAACAAGTTCAATATTCAAATGGTATTAGTATAACACCTAATTCAAGTACTACAAATAAATTATTTTTAAATCATCCTGTAAAAGAAATAGTATGGGTTGCTAAAGATAATAGTGGAACAAGACATCCATTTGATTTTTGGGCTTCTCAAGGTTCATTATTAGATAATACAACTATAGCACAAATTCAATTAAATGGACAAGACCGTTTTCAACAGAGAGATGGTAGTTATTTCCGTCTTGTTCAACCATATCAACATCATACAGGTGGACATAATCAACAAGCTAGTGATCCATCAACAAATAGTAAGCCATTAGGTGGATTTTATGTATATAGTTTCGCATTAAATCCAGAAGAACATCAACCAAGTGGAACTTGTAATTTTAGTAGAATTGATAATGGAACTTTAGAAATTAATACTGGTTCAAGTGCTAGAGTATTACATTATTACGCAGTAAATTATAATTTGTTAAGAATAATGAGTGGAATGGCGGGCGTCGCATTCTCAAATTAATTTTTGCGTATTTTTAAAATATATATGACGAATATACGTAATATATACTTAAAGATTTCATATATAAAATTGGTTATAGAAACACTCAAAATGGCTAAAAAATCTACTCCTGCTCCACAAGCAACTCCAGCTCAAACCCAACAATCTGCTCCAGCTACTCCAGCTCCAGCACAACAAGCAGCAGCAACAACTCCTGCTCCAGAAAAGAAAGCACGTGCTCCTTCAAAGAAGACTGATGCTTCTCCTGCTCCAGCTCAACAAGCAGCACCTGCTACTCCAGCACCAGTACAACAAGCAGCAGCACCAGCTAAAGAAAAGAAGGCTCGTGCTCCTTCAGCAAAGAAGGAAGAATCTACTCAACAAGCAGCAGCACCAACTACTTCTGCTCCACAAGCTTCTGGTGAACAATCACACGAAGAACAACCACAATCTGTTGAAGTTTTATTCCAAACTTTAGTTAGTCAAGCTGAAGCTTTAATGGAAACTCAAAAAACTTGGTTAGCAACCTTACGTCGTGCTGTTAAATGCTATACTCGTGAAAGTCGTGAAATGGCTCGTGCTAATGCTCGCTTAGCTGCTAAACGTGCTCGCCGTCAAAATGGTGGTGATGGTCAAAAGCGTGCTCCATCAGGCTTCCAAATTCCAACAAGTATTTCAGATAATTTATGTGATTTCTTAGGTGTCGCACACGGAACTAAGATGTCTCGTAATGTTGTTACTAAGCAAATTAATAACTACATTCGTGAACATAATTTACAAGTTAAGGAAAATCGTCGTAGTTTTGTCCCAGATACTAAATTAGGTGGTATCTTAGGTAAATTACAAGATGTTGATGCTTCAACTGGTTTCACTTATTTCAACTTACAACGTTATATTTCACGCCACTTCACTTCAAATGCTGCTTCAGCAACTACTGCTAGTTCAGCTCAATAAAATACTCTAATAATCGTATTATATTATTGTATAATTTGATTATTATAAAAAATTTGCAAAAATTTGATTAAAAATTATTTAAAGTTTTATGACGTATTGAAAACAAACAATTAAGATGTCTTCCTTTAACGCAAACAATATGAACACTCAATCCGGAAATATTTATCGTGCTAATAATGTAGATTTTACTAAGTTCACATTTAGCGAACCTGTAGCAAACAAATATGGCGGCCGCTCAAGCCGAGTTAAATACGCTGGTCAAGATTTCTTCATTCAAACTCCTCGTATGAGATTACCTTATGGTCTTGGTAAATGGGTTGATACTACTAATCCAGACAAAGTCAAATATTCCGTTGACTTCTCATTATCCGGTTATAACAAAAATAAACCAGATGAATATAACCCACGCACTGCTGAATTCTTTGATTTCTTAAGTAATCTACAACAATGTATGATAGATAATGGTATTAAAAATGCTATTACTTGGTTTGGCAAGCCAAGTGAAACCGTTCGTAAAAGTATTGAAAATGACCCTGATACTTATATTCGTGATTTAATCAAATATGCTAAAGATAAACAAACTAAACAAGTAACTGATAAATATCCACCAACATTTAAAGCACACGTTGTTACTTGGGAAAATAAATTCATCATTAAAGCTTATGATGAAAGTGGTAAAGAAGTCAATGACTTTGAAACTGCTTTCGTCAAAGGAACTGAAGCTGTTGCTATATTAAAATTAAAAGCTGCTTCATTCCAAGGTAAAAGTGCTGGCTTAAAGTTTGATTTAGTTCAAATTAAACTATATCGTCCAGCTGGTATTCCAGACTATGCTTTCATTGATGATGAAAATGATAGTAAACCTATTCGTAAGACTGCTTCTATGGATGATGAAGATGATAGTGATAGCAAACAAGGTTATTCAAATACAGTAGAAGATAGTGATGATGAACCTGTTCAAGTAAAAGATGAATTAGATGATGATGAAGAAAATGATGAAGAAGAAGATGAAGAAGACGAACGTCCTCCAACTCCTCCTCCAGCAAAGAAAACTACAAAAAAATCAACTGAACAAGTCGCACCTACTAAATCAAATGTTGCTAAAAAGAAATAAATAACACATACGAGTTAATCATATAATATATATTATATCAATAACTCACACAACAATTTTTTATTTTTATATAATATAAATATGGGTAAAAAAATGAAAGGCGGTGATGGTGGTGAAGTAGCTGTATTAATAGCCGCATTAATTTTTTATATAGGATATCAAATCGGTAAATTATTTAAAGAAAAACTAAATGTAAGTACTATAGTAGCGGTTATATTAGCTATAATATCAATATTTGTTATTATATTTTTATCATTTACATTATATATGTGGTATACAAATTCCAATAACAATACAACGGTATCATCTACAACCAATTAATACTTATTTTATTTACAAATATATATTATAAATATGCGTAAAAAAATGAAAGGTGGTTATACTTATGGTTCACATAATGAAGATAGTAGTAGGTCTTTTAATATAAGTGATGAAGATAAAAAATTATTTAAAATAGCTATTATCTGTTTATTAGTTTCTTTAATTTTATGCTATTTGTTGTATAAATTAGCGAATTTATTAAGTCCTAAATTAGGTATGCCTGCTACTATGGGAATAATGGTAGGAATTATTATAATAATTTTTTTAGCTCTATATTTTGGTTTAAAATGGTATAACTCTACAACTAATTCAATATCAATAACCCCTTCAGTACCAGTATAATCTACAGCTATTTGATACTCATTTTATTTATATTATGACAATTCCAAAAATACTACAACATTATCATCTACAACCAATTAATACTTATTTTATTTACAAATATATATTATAAATAAAATATGACTGAATTCTATTTAATTATTCCATTTTTTCTTATTGTAGCCCTCGCGGCAGGCTTTGTTCTATGTAGAATGATGTGCGAATTATGCTCTAGATATACGTGGCAAGGTGTTTATATGGGATATTGTGCTTGTATATTTGTAGGTCTTCTAATAGCATTAATATTTAAAGATGAAATTATTAGTGCTACTTCAATCATTATATCAAGCGCTCCATTATTAAGAAATATACGTATATAATAAACTTATGATACGTAATTATCGTATCCTTGATAAAATTGGCTCAGGAACACACGGTATAGTATATCGTGTTGAACACACCTCAACTCATCAAATACTTGCTTTGAAAGATATGTATTTACATAATCTTTCAGATAAAGAACAAGAACAACTCGTTATGGAAATATGTATTCAAAAATGTAATACAAGTCCATATATCATAAAATATATTGATTCATTCATATATAATGAACATGTTTATATTATATCAGAATATGCGTCAAATGGTGACCTACAATCATTAATTGATATTAATAAAAAAAATAATAAAAAACTAGATAATAACTTCATATCCAAAACTATACTCCAAATCATTTTAGGACTAACCTACTTACATAAATATCATATAGTTCATCGTGACCTTAAACCATCCAACATATTCTTTGATAATAACTGGAATGTTAAAATTGGAGACCTTGGCATCGCTAAATTCTTTCCCGATAATAATCTATTACACTCGTGTATAGGCAGTCCACTATATATGAGTCCCGAAACATATTCTGGTGATGGTTATAATGAACTTACTGATATATGGTCATTAGGTTGTATATTGTATAATATGCTGACATATGAAGTACCTTATTCTGCTAACAATATATTACGACTTGCCTATTTAATAAGTAATGAAAATTTTAAACCTATTAATGATAGAAAAGAATGGAATAGTCTCTTAGAAAACTTATTGAATAAAAATATTAAATTCAGACCTACAGCAATAGAATTAGCAGCAAATGATTTCCTAATATCTAAATCCGGTATGACTTTAAATAATATAAAAAATATAATAAATTCATCAAATCGTATTGAAGAAAATATTATTCAAATATATAATGATATTTCCGGTAATATTGATAACCAAATTGACAAAATTAATAAATTTCATCTTAAATATACTTTAACTTTACCACCTCTCAATATAAATAAACGTCATAGTGACTCTAATATTAATAAAATCACTGTTTCATCAAGACGCCATAGCGAACCTAATCCATCATATAAACTTCAATTACCTCCATTAACTCATCGGTGACGTCTCTTTGATGACTTTCTCTTATTCTTACTTGAACGTCTCTTTGACTTTCTTTTACCTCCTTTCATCACTAATGAACCACTCATTAATTCACCATTAAATACTGGTGGAACACGACTATCATATCCAACAACTACCGCTTGACCTGCTATTTGTTCTAAACGTGGATCTAAAAAATATCCATTACCACCACCGCTCATTTTTTTACTATTACGACGAGAACGTCTCTTACCACATAAAGGCATTGTTCTTCTAACTCCTGCTATCATTATTATATTATATACCACGATTATTTCTTCTTATCATATAATTGTTGTAATGATAAATCACCCCAATTATAACTCAACCATAGATTATACATTACATAATCTATTGGATCTGTTTTATTCATATAAGGATCATATACCTTAAGTCTATTCATCATCGTTTTTCTAAAATCTTCTAATTTATCAGTATACCATACTTGCTCATCATCATCCTTCTTTTCTTCTCTCTTTTTTCTATATTGATTCGCTAACATATCTAATCCATATAATCCTTTAGAATTTTCCATTTAGAAATAACATACATTATTTTTCTTCAAAAAAATATTCAAATAATATTATAAAAAAATATGTTCCCTGTTATGGATAATGAAAAATTAACCAATCTATTATTCTTTAATCTTATCATTAATATACTATCTATAGTCTTCATTCTATATATTTATCGTAAATTACGCAATAATCAAGGTCCACCTGGTCCTCCTGGTCCACCTGGTCCTAAAGGTGATGTAGGACCGTCATCAACACAACAGACAACATCATCTAAATAAAATAATTTATTCATTATAATATTCGATAGCTTGTTTTGAATATTGTTTTTCAATAAATCAATTATCTCTTCTTCTTTCACATTACATATCAACAAATAACCTATTATCTCATAAATATGTATATTCATACTTATGTGATATAAAGAAAACAATTATTTTTATTTTACATAAATGAATACACCCTTGTATCTTAATGACTTCATCATTCATAAAAATATTGCTCTTAAATTAACTGCTTTTAATCAATATGTACCTCATATGATATTTTATGGCCCAACCTCCTCAGGTAAAAAAACCCTAATATACGCAATGATAAATAATATTCATAATAATAATAATCCAATTCAAAAATATAGAAACATCAAGTTTGATGATATAACTGTTAATGGTAATCTCATTCCCATTAATTATGTTCAAACACCATATCACTTTGAATTCAATCTATCTGAGTATGGATTATGTGACGCTGATGTTATTATCAATTATATACAAAAAATAGTTGAATATAAAACTATTGATAACTCATTCCATATTATAGTATTACATCATATTGATAGACTATCTATTGACACACAAAAAACATTATTATCACTTATGGATAAATATATATTAACTACACGCTTCATATTTATAGCTAATAATATACAATCTATGTATAGTTGCTTTAAATCACGCTTAATTGAAATAAGAGTTCCATCGCCTGATAAAAATATGGTATATAAATATATCCAATATTCATATCCATCACTACATAATACACAAATTGATAAAATTATAGAATACACTAATTATAATTTATTTAACCTATGTAATCTATTACCATATATTAAACAATCCATAGATACAAATGCGAATTCATTATTAACTGACACTAAATTAAACGAAATATTACAAACACCTAACATAAAATCCATTATTAATACACTTATTCCACATATAAAAGAACGTAGTATCACATCCATTAAAACTATACGTGCTATATTATATGACTTATTATTATCAAATATACAGATTAGAGATATATTTAGTAATATTGTTGACTATGTTATGAAACATCCTGATATACCAATATCGTCTAAACAATCATTTATTCAAGATGCTAATAATATTGAAGTTGGTATCATTAAAATTGAATATAATATTATCATTATAGAATTTTTGGTATTTAAAGTTAAAAAGCTATTTCTTCAACATAATGTATGAACAATATTACAAAATATTAGAATGTTCACCTAATGATGATATCAAATATATACGCAAACAATATCTTAAATTAGCACTCAAATATCATCCTGATAAAAATAAAGAACACGGGGACCGCTTTCGTGAAATTAATGAAGCATATCAATTTATTTCTTCTTCTAACAATGATATTAATAATACTATATTACAATCACCTGTTGATTTATTAAGAGAAATACTTTCGCATTATGATAATGATTTGGCTGATATTATACACGATACATTGTCATTATTATCTCCAAATAGTTCAAATATTTCAGATTTATGGAAACAAATTATTAATATACCTAAATATGATTTAATTAAAACTGGTACTAGCTTAGTTAAACAATATTTAGAAAGAAAATGTTCTATTACTAATCACAAAATTTATAATTTATATATAAATGATGATGAATTAAAAGAACAGTATAATATTGAATGTTCAATTGACTTTCTTACTAAATATTCATCAATTGAACTTTTTATAAATAATCAATTTATTAATACTTTTGACCTTAAATATCAAAATATTTCAATAAAATACAATAATACTATTCATGAATTCTATTTTATAGATAATTTTTTATCCGGATTTAAAAGAATTAACAAATATGATTTATTATTAGAAATAAATGATATATCAGTTAAATCTATTGATAATATAATATCAATAAATCATCCATTTATCAATAATAAAAATTTACAATTTTCTATAAAAGTTGATTCTACTTCTAATATCTATTTATTTAATAATATTGGTATTTGGAATCCAACTATTAATAATTATGGTAATATATATGTCATATTAACATTTATTAATAATATTTATTATAATGAATATGTTACAGTAACACACGATTTTATTAATAAACAACCAGATAAAATATTATCAATTTATGATATATTTAATGAATAAAATATATATACATCTAATGACAGTTTTTTATGATATTCAACCTTTATTTAATAAAAATATGAAAGATGCTTCTATAAATAAAACTAAAAAAATTCATATTAATAATCCCATAGACCTTAATTCATACTTTATATCTAATAACTATGTTCCTATTATTAATCAATTCTTCACTAATAAAGAAACTATTACATACAATAATGGTCGCAATACTATTCTAATTAATTTATTTACTACTACAAATAAAGAATATAATATATGGAACAATAACGATTATGATATCTTATATTTGAATGTTATAATGATGTTATCATTAATGGACTATGTTAAAACAACAAATAATAAAGTTATTATACATTTTTATCCTACAAAGTTTAAAAAAGAATGGAATGAACGTAATTTAACTCCTGAAGTTATTAATTCAGGTTTTACATCACACGGTAAAGATAAATATATTCTCATATATCGTAAAGAAGAATATAATAGATTATTATTACACGAATTGATACACTATTTATTATTAGATAGTGCGATGGATAATAAAATATGGTCATCCACACATATGAAAATATCATTAGATTATAATATTTTTAATCATATCAATTTATTTGAAACATATACTGATACGTGGGCTATTATATTATTAATAATAATGACGCATATTATAGAACCAAAATTATCTTTAAAAAGTTTATTAAAAAAAGAGAAAGAACACATATTATGTATGGTTCAACAACTATTATATCAACTTAGTATACCTGATATAGATAGTATTCGTATTCATACGTGGGTTCAGCATACATCAGCTTTATCATATTATGTATTTAAATATGGAACATTAAATATGGATGATTTTATAACAAAATATCCAATTGGTATAAAATTTACTAAAGAAAAAGCAGATGAATTATATAGTGATATTCGTAAGGAATTAAATGGAAAATTTATAGAAATGAAGGATAATTGTAAGAGTGCTAAATTATCATATTTAGGATATGATGTATAAATAGACATAAATAATTGTCAATTTATAATAAGATATGGGTGTTAAAAATTTGAACTCATTAATTGAAAAATATAGTCCAAATGGTAAATTAAGACAACATCTATCTGTATTTAACGGAATGACTTTTGCTGTAGATACAAATGTTTATTTGTATAAATATTTGTATGGTAAAAGTAATCATATAGATGGGATGTTTTTTATGGTAAATAAATTTAAGAAATTTGGAATAACACCTATATTTATATTTGATGGAAAACCACCAACTGAAAAGACAAATACAATAATCCAAAGAAGAGAAGCTAAACAGAAATTACACGACCGAATATTGGATTTAAAATCACAATCAATTAATAGTGATGATGGACAAGAAATAAAAGATGAAATTTCTAATATTGAAAAACGTATAGTATTTGTTAGTATTGATATTATACAATCTACTAAAGAACTATTTGATTTAATGGGTGTCTCATATATAGAAGCTACAAGTGAAGCAGAACAATATTGTGCTAAATTGAATCATATGGGTCTCGTTAGCGGAGTTGTATCAGAAGATATGGATACTATTGCTTGTGGAGCTAAAATAGTTTTACGAAATTTTAGTAATAGAGATGATATGGTTGATGTCTATTATTTAGATAATATTCTTACTGAAATGAATATATCATATGATTCATTTATTGATATGTGTATCTTATTAGGTAATGATTATATACAAAGACCAAAGGGATATACACCCACTGAAATATATATGGATATAATGGAATATCAGCGAATAGAATCAGTATTAAATAATAGAGAAAATGTTAAATTGGGTAATAATATACCAAGATTACGTGATTTATATTTGATAAAGGAAGTGGATGTAGATGAGACTATAATATATGAACAAAAGAATAAAAAGTGGGACACTATAAATCTATTAAATTATATGAAAGAAAATTCAAGTATAGATGAAACTACAATAAAACATCGTATTAATAAAATGTATAATAGTTTTTCAATGAGTTTAAATAGTCCTATAAGTAAAAATTATAATTTTTGGAGATAATCATATTCTATTCTATATAAAAAAATAGAATATAGTTATATATTATATTAATTTGAATCAATATGGATGTTGAAAACATAGTTAATAAATGGGAGACTCATTTATGGTCTATCATTGATTCATATTTCAAAAATACTGATAATTATTTATGTAAAAACCAATTAGACTCATTTAATCGCTTTTTAGAAATTAATATACCAAAAACTATTCGTCAATTTAATCCGCTCATATTATCATATAACCCTTTAGAAGATAATAAATATTTATATGAATTACGTGTTACAGTAGGTGGTTCAATTAAAAAAGTCAATAATGAAGAAAAAGAAACTGTTGTAATTATTGATGATGAAGTTAATGAAAATAATCAAATACTTACAACCTTCAAAACAATGGATAATGCCGTTGTCATTAATGATGCTAATAATATTTTTATAGCGAAACCTATTATTCAGGAAATTGAAAGAACAGAACAAGGTTTTTCTGTTAATAGAAAACCTTTATATCCAAATGAAGCTCGCCTAAAAAACTTAACCTATAGAACTGAAATTCAAACAGATGTTATAATTGAATATATTGTTAATGATCCCGGACAACCACGAGTAATCCGTCGTTTTCGTAATATAACTTTAGGAAATATACCAATTATGTTACAAAGTAAAATATGTAGTTTATATGGTATGAAATATGATACATTACATCTTATGGGTGAATGTCCTTATGACCACGGTGGTTATTTTATTATAGATGGTAAAGAAAAAGTTATTATAGCACAAGAGAGACAAATTGAAAATAAGATTTATGTTAGTAAAATAACTGATACTAATAGTAAGTTTTATGCTACAGCGAATGTTCGTTCTGTTCCTGAAAATAAGTTTCAACCAGCTCGTATAACAGCTTTATCTATATGTACTGATGATAAAAAAGATAAGAAACTGAGTAATATTTATTATAGGAAAGATGGTATATATGTTGAAATTCCACAAATTGGCGTAAAAAAGAGTAATGAAACATTTACATCATTACCTATACCCCTATTTATTGTATTTAGGGCATTAGGTGTAATAAGTGATGAAGAAATATTGAAAATGATAATAGGTGATTTAGATAATACATTAGGTAAAAGAATGATAGATTTTTTATTTCCAAGTATGAAAAATGCTGATTTATTTGGAACCGAAATATGGAAATATGTCCCAATTAAAAAAGTTTTTCCATATTTTAATCCAGATGATAAAGATAATATACATATTACTCATCGCTGCTTAATTATGTCTCAATATGAAGCATTGATGTTCTTATCTACACTAATAGATCCACGTGTAGTCAGTCCATCAATAACTAATGAAGCAACACGTTTAGCTTGTTTAGATGTTATTTTAAAAGACTACTTCTTACCACATTGTGGTCAATTGAATATACATAAAGCTTATTATTTAGGTCATATGACACGTGAATTAATAGAAACTGTATTAGGTATAAAACCATATACGGATAGAGATAGTTATATGTATAAACGTGTAGATTTAGCAGGATTTTTAATATCAACATTATTTCGTGATTTATATTTTCGTGTAAAAAATAGATTAATAGAAGTTTGTAATATTAATCATAATAAACACGATAAAGATAACTTTTGGCAAAGTGAAGATACAAATACATTAAAAGATAATCTATTTTGGCTCAACTTTCCACCTGATATTAAAATGAAAAAATATAATATTTATCGTTTAGTTGGCTCAAATGCGGCGGATGACACTAGTTCTATCATATCAGTAAATAAAATTATTAATCAAGATATCGTCAATGATGGTTTCACATATGCTTTTAAATCAGCATGGGGTCTTAAAAATGCTCCTGGTAATAAAGAAGGTGTCGTTCAAGATTTAGCTCGCTTAAGTTATGTTGGATTCGTATCACACTTACGTCGTATTAATACTCCTTTATCAAGCAGTGCTAAAGTTAGACCTCCACACGCATTACATCCCTCATCTTGGGGTATAATGTGTCCATCCGAAACTCCTGATGGTGGTAATATTGGTTTGAGAAAAAACTTATCAATTTTTGCTATAATCAGTTCAGGAACTAACTCAATGAACTTATTGAGATGTTTATATACTAATGGTATGGAAAGTATTGATCAAGTGGATAGTGATAGTTATAAATACACACGAATATTCTTAAATGAACGTATTGTAGGTTATGTTAGAGAACCATTAGCATTTTATAGAACTATGAAGTTATTAAAACGAAATGCTATAATAAATGTGTATACTTCTATAACATTCAATAGTTTAAAAAATCATATTAAAATTACTACTGATTCTGGTAGAGGTATCCGTCCTGTATTAACAGTTAATTCTAATAATGAATTGAATATATTTAAACCATTAGTTGGTGATATGAATGGACGAAGTATTATACAAGCTTTAATGGATGGTGATATTAAATGGGACCATCTAATTAGTGGCTTTAGAGATATTACTAAACCATTAAATGATCAAGATGAACGATATTATTTAGAAGAACAAGCCAAATATTCAGAAACTGAATTAGAACAATTAGAAGGTGTTATTGAATATATTGATAAAGATGAAGAAGATACTGCTATGGTTGCTGTAACTATTCACGATTTATCTATGAAAGAATATCCATATAATTATTGTGAAATACATCCATCATTAATATTAGGATTATTAGCAAATTGTATTCCATTTATTGAAATGAACCAAGGACCACGTCACTTATATGCGGTTGGACAATCTAAACAAGCATTGGGTTTATACGCAAGTAACTTTAGAACACGTATGGACACTAAAGGTCAAATAATGTATTATCCACAACGTTCTGTTGTAAAGAATAAATTAGAAAAATACTTATTTACTAATGAATTACCAAATGGTATAAATGCTATAGTTGCTATAGGTTGTTTCACTGGATATAATCAAGAAGATTCTATTATATTCAATAAAGCTTCAGTTGAAAGAGGCCTATTTAGGACTGTTAAATATAGAACTTATTCAGGTAGAGATGAAATAGAGAATAATAAAATTCGTGAAAAAATAATGAAACCAGATCCACGTTATACAACCAATCTAAAATCAGGTAATTATTCTAAATTAGGTGATGATGGTCTAATATTGGAAGGATTAAAAATAGATGAAAATGATATTTTAATAGGAAAATGTGTATTAACTGGTGAAAAAGATAGTAATGGTAATGATTTATATACAGATAATAGTGATTTTGTTCGTTTAAATGAAGACGGTTTTGTTGATAAAGTTTATTCTAATTTAGGTAATGATGAACAAAGATACGTGAAAGTTCGTATTCGTAAAGATAAAAAACCTGAATTAGGTGATAAATTCTGCTCTCGCTTTGGTCAAAAAGGAACTGTTGGTATGTTATTACAACCGTACGATATGCCTGTATCAAAGAGAGGTATACAACCTGATTTAATAGTAAATGCGCACGCTTTTCCAAGTCGTATGACAATCGCACAATTTTTAGAAGTTGTAACTGGTAAAGCTTGTATTGAAAAAGGATTATTTTCAGAAGTAGCCGCATTTAGTGAAGTCAATAAAGATTTATTAGGTGATGTATTAGAAAGTATCGGTTTTGAAGGACGTGGTAGTGAAGTATTATATAATGGTATGACTGGTGAAATGATGAAAGTCAATTATTTTATAGGTCCAACATATTATCAAAGATTGACACATCAAGTCAGTGATAAATACCAATCACGTGATGGTGGTCTAAAAGCAGCATTAACACACCAACCTGTAGGTGGTCGTTCATTAGGTGGAGGTGGTCGTGTAGGTGAAATGGAAAGAGACGCATTATTATCTCATGGTGTTACGCAATTTCTACACGAAAGTTTTATGGAACGTTCCGACAAAGATATGATTACTATTTCTCAAGGTAGTGGTGTAATATCAGTTTATAATCCAGATAAGGGAATTTATAGAGACTTATTACAGGATGAAACAACACAATATTTCAGTAGTGATTTGAATGAAGTTATAAAGAAACAGACAGATACAAATATGTATATACCGAAGTTCGCACAATTAGAAGTACCATATGCTTTTAAATTATTTTTACAAGAAGTTGAAGCTATGGGTGTATCAATGAAGTTTGAAACAGAAAATAAATATGTAAAGTGGGATAATGATATAATTTGTCAGACGGATAAAGATATAATGGATATAATAAATATTGAAAGTAATGTATTTCAAACTAATTTAATAAAAAATAATGATTATTGGCAATTTATACAAAAGCTAATTGAAGATAATTTAGATAAAAATAATAAAAAATATGGTAAAATCATAATCAGTGATACAAAAACACGTGGATTTTTACCAATATCAAATTATAAAAATATATTCAATAATGAATTCATTAAAGAATATGTGATTCAATATAATATAAATCGTTCTAAAAATCGTGTTAATGATATTCTTGCGTTATTACCTAAAGATGCTAAAATCACTTCATTCTTAGATTTAGGAGCAGATGATGGTTCTATTACTAAAGCTACTGCTGAACATTTTAATATACCTAAGGATAAAGCTTTTGGATTGAATGTTGTTGATAGTCCTTTTACAACTGATGAAATTAGAGATAGAATTGAATTAATTAAATATGAAACGCGTAATAATACAGGATTACCTGATAGTTCAGTAGATTTAGTTATGTTAAATGAAGTATTTCATCATATATCAAAGTTAGACCGTGAAAATATATTAAAAGAGATATATCGAATATTGAGACCAGGCGGATATGTATTTTTTAGAGAACACGATGTTCCTCGTGAAAAGAGTAAAGAACTTATTCAGTTTTTACAATTAGTTCACGGCGTATATATAATGATAAGAGATGAACAGTATCTAGATTATTATGCTGAATACTTTGATTTTGGATATCTCAAACGTATTATGAGTAAAAATAAATTTAAATTGGTATTGAATAGTAATATAGATGATAAAAAACATCAACGTGTATATACAACATTATTTCAAAAATTAGATATTAATGTATTAGTAGAAAAAGAACCTAGTGATATAGTGTGGAAACCTATAAAGAATTATTATTCATTAAGTTATGATGATGTTGAAGATGATATTGAAATCATTGAATTAGTTCGTCCTAACGAAAGATATGAAGATAAAATTAGGGATAAAGCAATGTTATATACTTTCTATAATAAATGGAATAATGAACATTATGATGAAATGAACAATCTAACAAAATATAAAGTTGTTAAACCTGTAAAAGATGATACTACTAATGAATCATTTTTGAAGAAGTTTTATCCATTATCACAATTAAAATTAGATCCTAAGTTATTTAAGATTGTTGGTTCATCATATAAATCAACTAGTGATTATAAGACTGCTAAGTTGATCGCTGATGATATTATTAAAAATATAGTTAATTATACAAAATATACTATAGCTGATATTAATAAATGGAGTATTACGGATGGTACGTCAAACATTGGTGGTAATTCTTTCCCTTTTTTATTATATTTTAATAGTGTTCATTGTATAGAATACGACCGTGAAACATACAATGCTTTATTGAATAATATGGAACTATTATTGAATAGATGTAATAAATTGAAATTAGAACGCGCTAATAATGAATATTCTAAACTTGTATGTAATTTTATGTCTATACGATGTGGTGATTATACTAATTTATATAATACATATACATCCAATGTAGTATTTTTAGATGTTCCGTGGGCAGGTGGTGATAGATATATGGAAGTAGAAAGAGCAAATTATAAATTAGGTGATATATTATTGAAAGATTTAGTAAAGAATATATTTAATGAAAATAATGATACAAATGTAATAGCATTAAAATTACCATTAGATTATGATAGTAAATTCAATAATGAATTTGATGGTGATTGGAAAGTATCTATACACAAATATAATAAGTATAAGATGTATGTTTTGATACATAATAGGGTATTAAAGATGGCTGGTGGTGATTTGGATGATAGTGATCAGAGTGGTTTATTTGAACAGATAAAGACTTTAGAAGATACTCCTGATGTATTTAAGAAAGATGATGTAGAATATGTAGATGAAATGAAGAAAGATGATGAAAATTTTAAGGATGTTGTTAATATGAGTGAAAAGTTTATAAGTCCTGATAGTGGAAGTGATGATGTACGAGTATTTAATATAGGAAATATGACAAATATAAATAGTAATAATACAGTTATATCTAATGAAGGTGTAAAAAAGATTGAATTGAATGATGCTTTATGGAGAGAGAATAATCCATCATATAAAGAAAGTGTAAGTGATGATTATGGTGATAATGTGGAAAATAATTGGGGTGAAAGTGAAGTAGATAATAATAATGGTGATAATAATCTTGGAAGTGATATGAATGATGACTTTGAGATAATATCAAGAAAAGAAGATTAAAAATTTGACATTTTATTAATATCAATTAAATATTATTATTAATAAAATGATGGATGAATACACATATATTAAAAATGCATGGATAACCTGCCAAGAGATGGTTGAAGACCGTGGTTTTAAATTGGATAAAAGTTATAAAGAATTATCAGATGCTGATTTTAAATATTTAACACATGAAAAAAAACTAGATATATATGCTACAAAAATAGTAAATGATAAAAAGTGTGGAATATATATAAAATTTATAACAACTTTGCGTATTAAGCCAACATTAATAAAAAATTATGTTGATGAAATAAGAGAGCAAATATCAGATATAGATATATTAGATATAGTTGTAGTGTTAAAGATTGAACCAAATAATACTATATATAAATTAGAAAAAGAAAAATTAATTCAGATTATGAATTGTAAGGAATTACAAATAAATAAGACTAAACATAGTTTGGTTCCAAAGCACGAATTAATAAATGATTCAGTTGGTGCGGAATTATTAAAAAGATATAGTTTAGTGAGTAAGTCACAGTTACCATTAATATTAATGAGTGACCCAATATGTCGTTATTATAATTTTCGTTCCGGTGATATAATAAAAATAACACAAAATGCCGTATCACATAATAAAGGATATGAATTCTATCGTTGTGTAAGATAGATGAAGCAAATAATTCTTTTTTTGCTTTTATTTTGTATATTTATACTATATAAATGTCTACAAAGGATACAGTTGATACTATAGTGTCTAATTTTAATAATAATATGAAGTCGGTTAATTCAATAATGGATAATAATGTTATATATGAGACTATTACAAGTTTTGGAGGTCCAGCAAGTGTAAAAATGAGTAGTTCTGAATATATGAAATTACAAAGATTTTATACAAATTTTACAAATGCGTTAAGTGAATTAGATAAAATGATAGTAGCAGAAAAGGATAATTTAAATAAGAATGAAGCTGATTTAAATATGAATGATACTAATGTTAGAAGTTTTGATACATCTATCACAAATAATGAAATTGTAATGGATGATAAAAATAAAGAATTGAGTTCTAGAAAATATCAATATGAATTAGCTGTTAAAAGAAATGAACATAGAAGACAGATGGTATTAATGTTGGCAGGTTTAAATACATTAGGTTTAATGATATATTATTTTATGTCAAAGTAAAATATTATTTTAATTGGATATAATAAATGGAAGAACAAGAAGCAAAACGTATGTTATTTGCGCGTTTTTTATATTCGTGGTTATTAATATCTATATCATTTTTCATATTATGGAGCACTAGTATGATAAACACAAAATTATATACAGTATTAACAGTATTAACAACATTAATAATGGTAGTATGGTTAGTAAAAATAATAAGTATGTAAAAATAATAATATATAATAGTATAATAAATATGTCATTTCCTGAAAATAAGGAGGGTGGAAGTGTTGACGCTGTAAAACAATCATTTAAATCAGTTTTTAACCAATTAAATAATAGTTTTAATTCTAAGTTAAATGAGTATAGACGAATTAATGATATGAATGAAAGAACTAATAGAGCATTAGTTACAGGCCAAAAATTGTTAAGAAATGTGAGTTTAAAAAATGGTGAATTGAATAATGATATTAAAAAACAAATAGGAGATTTAGATACAAAAGAAAGAAAGATAGAACTTACTGAAATGGATATAAAGTTAAACCAAAATATCATACAAATATTATATATTATTTTAATTGGTGTAGCTATTTCTATTATATTAATGATAGTTTCATATTTTATGAAATGGGGTGGTGAAATTTCATCACCTACATCAGTAACTTCATCAAGTTCTACAACTGATAGTGGTTCTATATTTGATAAGTTAGGTTCATTATTTAAGCCTAGTTCAAGTAGTAATAATTATAGTGGAAATTTATTATCAAGTGATAGTGGATTTACTGGAAATTTATTTAAGATGGGTGGAAATAAAAAGTAAAAAATGAATATTCATTAATTATATAATGAATAATTATTCATATGAAAGTTTATGTGAGCTATTAAAAACACAAAATATAACCGATGCTAATGAATTATATGACTTTATGAAAGAATGGGATATTACCAATGATAAATATATATTCAAATTATTAGAAGATATTCATAATAAATACAATGGAATGAATGGAACATATTATAGGAATGTTATATATGAATACAAAAAAAATAGTATATGCTATAAAATAGTATTAATATATTGGTCTCCTTATTCACATTCACGAGTTCACTATCATCCATCAGGAGGATGTATAATGAAAGTTATTAAAGGATATATAGATATAGATATGTATGATGACACTGATTACTCCATATTACAAAATATAGGAACAAAATTGAAAGTGGAGGGTGAAATAGAATATATTAAAGGAAGACACGGGATACATAGAATATCAAATGATAAAAATCCTGATAGTGCTATAACAATACATATATATATTAGTAAGTAGTTACAAAAAAAAGGCTTTTTATTTATTAGCCATCTAATTCGTCATTAATAGATGAGGCATTAGAATTTATGTCATCATTTATTATTTGCCCATCTTGCTTACCTAATGAACCGAAATGTTTCCATTTAATGTGTAATTTATAGCCAACTATTTTACGTCGCTGAGATACTGGTAAATGATTACTCAATTTATCATCTAAATAATTTTTCAAGTCTTTACGTTTCTTTTCTTTATTATCATTATATGTCTGTTTATACCAGTCTTTATAAATTGTATGCATATCATCTAATGAAAATACAGGTGGTGTCATATCATTAGTAAAATCTATACAATCATCAATAAATTCCTGAAAATGATTATTAACAGTTCTATAATCAAATGTATATTCTAATATTTCTTCAGGAACATTCTTAGTTCCATCTTTGCGATATTTATCATAATAATGAATTAATATAGACATAAATGGTTCAGCCCAACTTACCATCTTTTCAGTTAAGTCTAAGTCCATTTTAAATTCAAATACTTTTTCTGCTGTAGGTGTATGAACAAACTTTGATAAGAATTCTATATTTCTAACACGTCTCCAAGTTCCTTCATCGTGTGAAGGCATTTCTGGTTTATCATTACATATTAATGCTAATTTATATTGTGGCTTAAATTCAATAGGTTCACTATATAAAGCACGTGCTTGTATTTTATCACCACCACTCAATTCTTTCATAATACCTACATTAATGCGTGTTTTTGTATCAGGTTCTTGTAATGTAGCAAATCTTTTTCCTTTTGTTCTTGCTAATTCAGGATTAGCAGCATTTGACGCAGCTCTTTTCATTGTCAATAGTGTAATCGGTAATTTACAACTGTATTCGCCTAGAGCACTTTCAATTAATTCAATATGTTTAGATTTACCATTACCACCAGAACCAGAATATATATAGAATTGATTATCTTTGGTAGAACCCCCTAGGAATGAAGCTGTAGTTTTGAATATATATTCGCGAACAGTTTCTTTGACAAAGACGGTTGAATAGAAGTCCATAATTTCTTTAATTTTTTCATTATTTGGATCATATGGAATATAATCAATTTCAGTAGACATAGATATATAATCTTCTGGACGACCATTACGGAATTGTGAGTTTCGTAAATCATATACACCATTATTGAAGCCAACCAAATCATTATTCGTATCTAAGCAACTGAGGAAGTCATTTTTCTTTTTATTGAAGAATTCCATTTTGGCTTCTTTCATAATATTTTCTTTAAAGCCTGTATCTTTCAAACGACCCATAACTTGACGCATACTTTCTGATTTTCTAAAACTTTCATCACCGCTTTCTAATGATTGTGCTGAGTGATAATCTGCTAATTCTCTAAACTTTGTATAAACTTCTGTAGATATATTTTCTCTCAATTTACAACCTTTCATATCTAATGACCAACGATGTTCTACTTCATTATAGAAATACCAACGGTCGTGAGTTATATCAACACATATATGATAATGTTCATATATCTTATACATTATTTCAGCTATATCATATGGCTTAACTGCTTTTCCTAAATAACCTACTTTTTCTAATTGTCCTCTTAAGTCATTTTTTAATATTCCTAAATAACGTTCTTTATTATCTTGACGAGCCCACATTTTAAGGCTTCCTATACCAAGACCTTCATCACTCATTTCATCCCATTTTAATCTACAATTAGTGTCAGCAGTTAGTTCATATCCAGTAGCTTTTTTACTAAACTCAATCCATTTGTCTAGTAATCTATCATCAATATTATGAAGACACCATCCGACTTCAATCCAGCTATTGAAATTGGAGGCACGCTGCGCACTTAAACAATCCGCATAATCTTTCATAATTTTAAGTTCGTCATCATTCAACTTCTTCGTATATAATTTCTTTCTATTTGCTCGTATTGAACGTTGTTGTCTTCCATTCATAATTTCATTTGTCTGTTTTTCTACTAATTCTCTTTTATCAAACTTTATAGGTGTTCCCATATGATTACGTCGCATTGATAATAACTTTATCAAATCAAAGTTAGAATATTTATTTTCCAAAAGTTCATATCTATCTTTCCAAATACGTACAATATGAGTTACTAAATAAGGACTATGATTTGGTTTACTAGAACCATACATTTGCCAATTATTCTTATTTATAACTGCTATATCAAATATATCAGTATATTTATTGTCAAAACCGTATTTATCTAATATTTTACCACAATTCTTATAAACGTGCTCACGAAAGTTCAATTGCAAAACTTCACCTGTTATAATACGTGGGGCTACTATATGAACTCCATCTTTTACACAATAACCTTTTTCTGTTTTTCTAATATTATCATCTTTATCATAGTGGTATGATGGAGCTGGTTTCTCCATTATAAAGAATTCACGTTCATAATCTTCTAATTTATCTAAATATTCATCCATAACTTCCATATATAACTGACATATCTTGATTATATCATCTATTTTATAAATACGTTCCGGTACTTTTTCCTCTTGAGTTGAATAACGAAAATCCATATCTATTTTAATAGGAGTAAATGGCATATCAGATACACGTTCTGTTAAATGAATTGGTATTTTGTCCGTAAATACGGCTCTATGATAGATTTTCCAAAACTTATCTAAATCTCTATCATCTATATAATAACTACCTTTAGGAGCATCTATACTTGTATGTGTATAATCATTAGATATTTCACCTGATGATGATGCTGAATGAGTAGTTGCTTTCCTTTGAGCTAAAAATTCGTGTAGCTCGTGTTTATATTTATATTCTGTAAATCCTGGCATTTTTTGTGTGTTATATCAAGACATATTAATTTTAAATAAAAAAAATCAAATTTTAATTAATATACGTATATGTGTATAATCAATATTCATAGATAAAAATTATGGTAAGCTTTTATGCGATATAAGATTATTTGTAATATATTCAGGCGAATAATTATTTTTGTTGAAGAAAATATTAGCTGATATACTCAACACTTCATCTACAAATAATTTATCATTATACATTTTAATTATATTATCATAATTTGTATACCTTTCAAATATTATTGAAATATTACTTATTAATGATTGTGTTATATTCATTTTATTCTTATCTATATCCCATTTATTAGTTATTGTATCATAATAATACCATTCATTATTGGTATAAATATGAAAGTGTTTGAAATGTTTATAGGCTATCATAGCCATATTATATGGAGTTATATGATCGCTAATTTTATTAATAGCTCGTATTATATCATTCTCAATAATATTGAATACTTTTTCAGCATTATCAATTACCGCCCAATATTTCAAGTCCGCTATATTATAGGTGTTTGGTGTCATTTTATACCATAATAATGATGGACTTGTCATACAAGTATTATAAGAATTTATATTTAAATTATACCATGTATCGTATAACTCATCATCTATATTTTGGAGACAATTGCCAATAATAATATAATTTTCTTTTATACGTTGTGGTGATAAACAATCAATATATTTTTTTATATTATCTATGGTCTCTTTTGAGTTTCGTTCAATTGATTTGATAGTTGGTTTGGTTATTGGTTCTGTTTCTCTCTGTAATATTTTTGGAATTATTACTGGTATTGTTGGTGTTATTATTTCATTATTTTTATTACTAATAACGTATTGTCTTTTTGGTGATATGAGTGGTATATTATTTGTTATAGGTGGCTTTTCTGATGATTTTTTAGCGAAATTATCATTCATTATATAACCATTTTTATAAATACCTTCAATAAGTTGATTGATAGTATTAATCATATCATTAAAATTACCTTCATAACAACTTTGTGCTATATCAAATCTATTAATATATTTATTTTTAAAATAATTGAACATAGAACATTTATTGAAATTATTTTGAACTATACGTTGATATAATAATATAGCATCTTTATTATATTTAGGCATTATATTTGAACTAGTGGAAGTACCTAGTTTATAAATATTCTTATTATTATCTATCTTGTATAGAATAAGATAAATAATAATATGATTACTGTAAATTTCATTTATTTCAGTCATTTTTTATAATTATTATGATTGTATGAGCATTATTTTGCTATATCAATCAAATTTTTTTTCATTTGATACTCTAATAATTGAAAGTAAAAATCTATATTCAAGTTTATAAAATATCTTCGTTTTTCAATATAATCTATAGCAGCATCTACAGTAATATTATGATATTTCACCATATAACTTATTAATATTGCTACTGAACGACTAGCACCCATAAAACAGTGAATAAATACTGAATTTGATGGGTCAGTGGTTAGTATTTCGTTAATTTTGTCAGCAGTGCTATCAAAATAAGTGCTAATGTCAGTATTATTTTCATCTAATATAGACACATTAATATATTGAAATTCGTTATGAAAATAGTTAGGGAATTCTTTTGTACAATTGACTATTAATTTAATATTTTTATCTTTTAGTGCGTAATAGTCGCGAGCATTATATGCGTTACCTAAGTATACGTGTGGTATTATTTCAGTCATAGAGTATGAAAAGTCGTATAGATTTTTAATGATATTTTTATTAGTATCTTTTAATCGTTGTGTTTTAATATCTTTTGATGGATTATTAATATATGATAATGATTTAGATACTAATGTATTTCCATAACAATATAATTTATATAATGACGAGAGCATTTATATTAAATGATAAAAAAATAATATAAAATAATAGTAAATAAACCATTATGTCTTCCAATACAACAATTAAACTAACATTGGAACAATTTAATAATATCATTGAATTAATTAAGAATGAATATAAAGATAAATGTGATTCTCTTGATACTGCTACTATAAAAGGTGCGTTTTTAAAACAAATGTCTTCTAAATCAACACCGCCACCTATTCCACCAAGACCTGAACAAAAAATACCAGTTGATGGCGAACAAGTACCTGTTATAGGTGAACAAGTACCTGTTGTAGACCAACAAGGACAAGTTGTAAGTGAACAAGCATCTATTGTAGGTGAAAAAGTTGTAGACCAACAAGTACCTATTGTAAGTGAACAAGCATCTATTGTAGGTGAAAAAGTTGTAGACCAACAAGTACCTATTGTAAGTGAACAAGAACAAGTTGTAAGTGAACAAGCATCTATTGTAGGTGAAAAAGTTGTAGACCAACAAGTACCTATTGTAAGTGAACAAGAACAAGTTGTAAGTGAACAAGCATCTATTGTAATAAATGAAATACTTAAGACATTGAGTGATGATAAAAAACAAGAAGTAAATACAATATTAGACGAAATTAAGAAAATTTGTGATGAGTATATGTCTATGCGATTACAATATGCTGATTTAGAAAATAAGTATAAGGTTCTTGATGATACAAGTAAGAAAGGACCTTCTGGTAAGGCAATGAAATCACGTTTAGAAGAAATAAACCGTATATGCGTAGATAAGCTTAAATTAAAAGACAAATTAGTAAAAGATATACAAACTATAACAGGTAAGCAAAGTGTTGGATCTAAATTAAAACAAAGTTTAAGTTCATTTTTTAGTAAAAAACCTACTGAAGCTACTACTACAACTATAGGAGTTGTTGATACTCCGTCAGCACCATTAGCAACTACCAGTGATGAAAAACCTGGTTTTTTCTCATCTTTATTTGGTCGTAAAAAAACACCAACTACTACTACAGAAACACCAACTTCAGCTAGTGAAAGATTAGGTGCCCCTGTTATATGTCACGATTTAGGTAGTGATGATGCTAAAAAATATATGGTAGATACCGATTGTGATGAAAGAATAAATAAATTACGAGAAGAAATGGAACAGATGAAACAAAATATGACTGATTTAGAAAAACAGAAAAATGATTTGGATAATGAATATAAACAAAAATTATCAAATTGTTCATCTAAAGATGAATGTGATAGTATAAAAAATGAATTACAAAAATTACAATTAAAATATAATGAAGATGTAAAAAAATTGAATGAACAATTAGAATTATTGAAAACGAATAATAATAAATCATCTACAGAATGTGATGAAATTAAAAAACAATTAGAAGCGGAATTATCAAATCTACGTGATAAATATAATACTGATACTAATAATTTAAAACAGAGTAATACAAATTATCAAAATGAAATAGAAAGATTAAAAAATCAATATAATAATGACTTGAATAAACTAAATGCTGATTTAAAACTCGCAAAAGATGAATATTTGAAATTTCAAAAAGATAAACAGAGTGAATTTAGTAATCTTTCATCTAAATCTCAAGGAGAAAAAGATACTTATATGAAGAGTGCTATAGCTGAAAGACAAGCAATTAGTGATAAATTAGTAGCAGCAAATGACAGTATAAATAAGTTAAAAGAAGAATATAAAAAGAACCTATTAAATTTAACCGCTACAAATAAATATGAAAAACAAAAGATGAATGATTCTATTACCAAAATGTACAATGATTATCAAACACGTTTAAATACTCTTCGTCAAAATCAACAAGTTGAATTAGATAATTTGAGAAAAGGTATTGAAAAATTAAATAAAGAAAAACAAGATTTAGGTAGTAATGTTAATAATTTAGAAAATAATAGACAAAATATAATACAACAATTTAAATCTTTACAAGATAGATATGAAAATTTACAAAGAGAACGTACTGATGCTGACCGACAAAAAGATACAAGTATACAACAAGCATTACGTTCATATGAAGATAAATATAGAGCTTTACAAGAACATAATTCTCGTTTAACTGATGAAATAGAAAGAAAAAATAGAGCGATTATTGAAATGGAACGTATGCGAGAGGCATATAATAATCTACAGAATAAATATAGAGAACTAATGGAAGCTCCACCTGTTGTTAATTATGAAGAAGAAGAAGCTCGTCAAGAAGAACTTGAACGTGTTAAATCAGAATATGATATATTAAAACATCAATTTGAACAAAAGCAAACTGAATTACACGCACCAGTTCCTGTATTACCACCAACTATTCAACCAACAACACAATTATTACCAATTAGACAACCAATGGGTCAACCAATGGGTCAACCAATGGGTCAACCAATGGGTCAAGCAATGAGTCAACCAATGGGTCAATCAATGGGTCAACTAATGGGTCAACCAACTACTACTAATTTATTACAAACTCAAGAACCATCATTAGATCTAACCGATATAGAATCTGAAGAAACAAAAGAAGAACCTGGATTTTTCCAACGTTTATTAAGTGCGGTAACTCCAAAACCAGAAACCCCTAAATTAGTTGAAGAAACTCAATTACCTATGCCTACATTATTAGATGAAACTGAAGAAAGAGCTGTTGATAAATCACCTATATTAAAACCAATTACACCAGTATTAGCAACCGGTTTAACACAAATGATTGAAAAAGCAGAAGAAGAAGAACCAAAGATAATTTACAAATATCGTCCTTGTAAAAGAAAGTCATCAAAAAAGAAATCATCAAAAAGTAAAAAGAGAACATCAAAGCGTCAAACACAACAACCTATTATTTATATACAAACATCATATGATGGCCGTGATGGTGTTTCAGTTAGTAAAGGAAATATAACTTTTCCAAGAAAACCACGTAGTTCTAAAAAATCAGGCAAAAAATCTGTGAAAAAATCATCAAAAAAAGCAAGTTGTTCAAAAATTAAAAGTTTATTGAAATAATAAATTTGATTACATAATCTAAAGAATATTATGTAATTAATATAAAAGAAAAATGAAGTTCTGTCCTATATGTAAATTTATGTTATATACAAAAATTAAAGAAACTAAACCACCAAGCGATGAGGAAGACACAAAAAGTTCATTACAACCACAACAACAATCACAACAAGATATTTTACAATATTATTGTAAAAATTGTGCTTGGAGTAAAGATGAATTAGCCAATGACACAAATGGTTCTCATAATTGTGTATATAAAAGAAATTATCAAGAAGACTATATTGTTGAAAAAACAATAGCCAATAAATACACAATATATGATAATACATTACCACGTGTTACATATGATTGTATAAATAATGATTGTCCTACTAATAAAAATGATACAACTTTTAATGAAACTAACACTATAATAGTTGATAATTTGCCTCCTGATTATAGTGATGAACAAGTAGCAAATATATTTGTAGATGATATTGATAAAATATATCAAGCTATACGAGTTAAATTGACGAAATATATAATATCATTCAATAATGAAATTGATAAAGATATGTTCATTGATAAATATAGTAATACCGAAGAAAGTGGTTATAAATTGAATATAATAAAATATGAAAAGCCAAAGAAGGAAGTATTATATATTAAATATGATAGTATTAATATGAAATACCTATATATATGTGCTAATTGTGGAACATCTTGGAAGAAGAATTAAATAACATGAATGGTTTCGTATATTTTTTTTATGATATACAAATTTGATATAAATATTATTCATATTTTATAATATACAAAAATGTCCGACGAAAAAGATTTTGAAGATTTTGAAGCAGATGATATTGAAGGTGAAGCACTAATTGGCGAAGAAGAAGACCTTGAAAATATTGATGGTGAAGAAGATGAAGTTGAGCTGATTGAAAATAAAAGAGAAACTCGCTTTGATATTGTCAATCTAGAAAAAACCTACGAAAATTATTATACTCAAAAAAAAGAAACGAAACCATTCCTAACTAAATTTGAAAGAGCTAAGATTATAGGTGTTCGTTCTGAAATGTTAGCTAATGGTGCGCCAGCCTTAATAGATGTTCCAAAGAGTATAACAAATGTATATGATATAGCTAAATTAGAATTTAAAGAACGAAAAATACCATTATTAATAAGAAGATATTTACCAAATGGAACAGCTGAAGATTGGAGATTACAAGATATGGTAATATTTGAATAAAATATTTTAAATATATAAAATGGAAGAAAATATGAATTTATTTTATATTATTTTAATAGCCTGTTGTATATTTATTATAATAGAAATTCTTGGTATTTTTTATTTTAATAAAAAGAGAGCTAAAGAAAGATTTATGGAACAGTTCAATCAATCTACACAGGTCAGCATTGAAATACAATTAATAATGATAACAACTTTATTATTAATGGCAACATTTTTTATGATATTAATATTTAATATGTAAAACAGTATGATTATCGTTCATATGGTGCAGCATCTTCAAAAAAACTGAATACATCATAATTAGGTTCAACTGTATTAACATCTACTACATTTGAAGGAGTTTGGTTATATTTCATATCAAATATATCGGTTAAACCGATTGATGAAGCTTTTTTATCAATCTGTTTTTCTTCAGTAACCGTATTATTAACTTTATTATCGTCAGTCATAACCATCGCAGATTTATCATCAAGAAGAATTTCTTCTTCTACTTTTGAATTATTTTCTAATGCTAATTCTTCAATCTTTGTTTGACTATTATCATTATTAGTTTCATTATATTCGTCTTTTTGAATAGTCATATCAATATTTTCAGGTTCAACTGAATCTTCACCTGTAATATCATTATTAGATTGAATAGCTTCTATCAGTTCTTTTTCTAATAAGTTAGTATCATCAACTTTGGTAATATTGATAGGTTCATTTTTAGATGATTGTTTTTTAGTGGATGGTAAATCAACTTGTTTAATATCTTCATCCGCTTTATCTATAATCTTTTCATCATTTATAAATGCGTCATCTTTTTTAGATAGGGTTTGCTCAATTTCTTGTTGAACAAGTCTTCGTAAATTGTTCTTTGTATTTAATGATAAGTGACTCGTAATATCATCATCTATAACTTCATCATCTTTATAATCATTTCCTAGATATTCTTTTAAAATGTGTCTAACAGGTAACATACGTCTAACTGTTTCGTGTATACTATCTTTGATAAGTTGTTCAGAATCCGCTAAATTGCGTTGTAAATCAATATTAGATAATTGATGATTTAATAAGTATGGTCTTTTCCAAAAAGCACGAGCAACTTCAGTATAACATTTATGGACAAAGAAAGGTCCTTGTGGAACACTCAATTGAATCGTTTTTTTATTATTATTTTTTAACTGAATAGCTGTTAATACTTTTGTATGACTAACAAATACAGCTGTTATTAGGTCTTCAATCCAATCACATTCTGTATTTTTTTGAATACGCTTAAATTCATTATCAATTCTATCAGTATTCCATTTAGGAACATTAGATAAGAGTTGTTGAAATTTTTTTAAAATATTATTATCACTACTTTGTTGGCAATATTCTTTCGCAGCATCATATATTGATTTAATACCAATATATATTTGTGGATATAAAAGTTGTATTAATTGATGTGTATATTCTTGCTTAGCATCAACAAGAACTGCTATATTAAACTTATCCATATTCTCTTATGATAACAGAAAATGGATATATTAACAATACGCAGGACGACTAACTCATCCTTTAACTATTATAAAGTAAAAAGCTTAATTTAATTATAAGCATAACTATCTAATGGTTGCGTATATGGATTTGATTTAAATGCGTCTAACATTGATGGTTCAATACGATTATTCATAAGGTCTCTATCTTTATCTTCATAATTATTCTTTTGTGCTGTATAACTACAAGGAATATTTTGTTGAATAGAGTTATAAACTTTTTCGCTACTCATTTGACGTGTATTAATTGTATCACTATCTAATTTCTTAATATCTACATTGAACTTATCAACACCATTCCATAATTTAACACTTTCATCTGTTGGAACACGTCCTATTAATGTACCTTCTTTTGCTATATTTTGTCTCATATTATAGTCGGTATCATATGTCATATGTTCTTTAAATGTTGTATGATGGGCGGTTCCTTCATATTCATAATCACCTGAAAATTGACGATTCGTATTAGCTACTTCTTGTTCATTAGTAATATAACCAAGACCATTTTGTCCATTATTACCACCAACATTACCTTCTCTACTGAATAATGTAGTTTCTTTTGTAGTAGTTTTTAATACATCATTAGGATCGTAAATAGTAACTTTACTTGGTCCTTTTAAGAAACCGTCGTGGTCATTATCAATTGTAGTTTCTTTAATAGTAGTTCTGGCAACATCATTACTATCCCATACAATGTTTCTTGAAATATGACCAACACCAACATAACCTTCTTCATTTGGATTAGCTTCAAAGTTTTCTTTACGTGTAGTTCTAAAAACATCCAATAATGGTGCGGTTATAGCATTAACAATAGCTCTAAAGTTTGTAACGTGTGTTCTTTGTCCAGTAATATCACGTTCATTAGTGAATACTGACATAGCATTTTTACTATAATTACCGAATGCGAAATTAGACCAGGCACCTTTATTATGTGGGTTGAGTTTCCAATCATTAAGGAAGTTTTGACGAGTTGATATTTTATATAATTCACGTTGTCTTTCTGCCTTAGCATCAACAGTTTTAGCAGAACCTGTATAACTCTTAGTATATTTACGATTAGTATCTTTAGCAATAATAAATGGTCGCTTAGTTTCACGTAAATAAGCACCTGTGGTAGTTAAATAACGGTCTTCATTTTGAATATAGAATTTATCAGGACGATTCTTCTCAACTTTACCTATTTGAGCACGCTTATCATTAACATCTTTACCTGATACAACACGACCAGCATAAGTTATTTGTGGTCTTGATAATGGACGCAATTGGTCTATATTTTTCGGCATAGTATAATCACGTGGGTCTTGATGGAAACCACCTGCTGGTGTAGTATTAAAACCTTGATTTAAACCAGGACCAACAATTTCTTGTTCAAATGGTAATTCATTTTGTCTATAAATAGATGGTTGAATACGTTGATAAATACTTTCATTCACATTCTGTGTTCCATAAGTTGCATTTACATCTTTAGATGGTTCAAACATTGGCGTTGGGTCTTGTTTCTTATTTGAAAAATATTCAATACCTGTATGATTTTCTAAAATAGCTCTATTAGATTTACTATCAGTAACTTGACGAACATGTGATCCAAAAAATGGTAACATATTATTATGTGTATAATCACTAAGTTTTTTCTTTTCACCAGTTAAGCTATTTTGTAAATATTTTACTGATGTATGTTGAGTATTAAAAATATCATTATTGAATTGTGGGGGAACTATATTAGTTTTTATAGCATTTTCTGCTTTCTTGAAATTTGCTATAACACGGTCATCTTCATAATTTTTAGAATCATCATATCTATCAGATTCATATATAGATTTTTCACTCGGTGAAGCGAATGAAGTTACAGTATCATCATTCTTATTTCTATCGTTCTTTCCACTAGTATTTAAAAGGTATCCTGATGTTAATAGTCCACCTATAATTAGTGCTTCCATTATGAGTTTATATTATATTGTTATTTTTTTTATATGAGACTATACTCATTATACAAAAAAATTTGATAAACTCTTAAACAACTTGGTATTCTTTTATTATTATTAACTCATTATGGTTGAAATTGATAAAGTACTATCATTAGGTTTTAAATATGGTTATCGTAAAGATGCTATGAAAACATTATTAGATTATTACGGTAGAAAGGGTTATCCATTTGAAATAATGGAAAAGTTGATAATAGAACAAAAAGAAACTGATATTTTTAAATTATTATTTTTAAATATGGAACATATTAATCCTATAATATTTGGTAAGAGACATATAGATAAAATAAATGAATACAAAGATGATTATTTAGCAGTTAAAATATTAGAATTATTGAAAAAAGATATTTAAATAATCAATAGTCATTTGTCCTTTTTTTTTATTCATTATATAAATAATGGTAAAAGGTGAAGACTTTGGTAATGGTTGTATAGGAGATGGTTACTGTTTCGCAAGAAGACGATGTTTTATAGAATGTAATGAAATGAGTATATGTATATGTGGCTTAAAAAGTGCTATAAATAAATATATTAGACACGAATATTGTCATCATAATTGTATATTATTAAAATGTCAATGTGGATTAGATATACCTGAATACGAATTAACCCAGAATGATGGTGTATGTAATGATTGTGTTGATAATAATAATTAAACATATTTATACATTATTTGTATAATAAGAATGTTCAATTCAATAAAAAGATTATGTTGTTGTTGTATATGTCCAGATTATAAACTGGATCAACTGAAATGTTCTACAAATAATATAGCTGAGTTTTCATTAAATGGATATAATACATTATCTAAAATAGTTGATGTATATGATGGAGATACTTGTAAAGGTGTATTATATCTTGATAATAAACTTACAAAATTCACTATAAGAATGAATGGATATGATACACCTGAAATAAGAACTAATGATGCTATTGAAAAAGAGTATGGTATTGCTGCTAAAATTATTGTTAGTAGAATGATATTAAATAAAATAGTATATTTAAAATGTGGTAAATGGGATAAATATGGACGTTTATTAGCAGATATATATATGAAAACACCAAAAAATACAATATGTCTTAATGATTGGATAATAAAGAATAATTTGGGTGTTAAATATGATGGTAAAACAAAGAGTAAGTTCATCGCAAACTTAGGTGATGAAATTACTGTAGATGATATAATAAATAAATATGATATACCGTATATAGAAGATATGGAAGATTGGCAACAACAAATTGATAATATTTAATAATTGCGAATATTCTTACTTGATTGCCAACCCACCGATATAGGATCAACTGGGTTAGCTGATACGTGTCGCATACTTGGAATAGGCATTCTATTTATATTTCCACCTCTTGGTAATGATGGGGATACATCAATTGGAGTTGGTAAGCAAGGACGATGATTATCTCTAGCAAGATTTTTAGAATCAATATGCCAATCAAATGGTAATAATAAACCTAATGGTAATTGTTGTGGGTCTTTACATAACCATTCCCATCTATTCCAGCCAGTGCTACGTAAAGTACAAGGTGGATTACTTAAACGTGTATATTCTTCTACTTCAAAACGACAGTCTGGAAAGTTTATTAAGTTTTCATCACCTGGTCTTTGTCCAGGTTTTAACTTGGAACATTTACCAACTACACCTTGACCACAAGGCATACCAGTTCCTTCACAGCAGTATCCATCACAAGTAGGTTTATATTGATTACAAGGGTCTTTTGCTAATTTACGGTTAAGGTTCATTAATTCAGAATCAATATCAACTAATAATGTATTACGATATATTGATGCTCCTTGACTTTGTAATCGTAAAGTTGGATTTTCCGGATAACAAGGTTCACAAGAAATAACAGGTTCACCAATCATATATTTTCCAACTTTCATTGATTGTTCTATATCATTTTTATATGCGCACTGATCGTAATAGATACGAGTATTAGACATCTTATATATTATGTAGATATTTATTTATTTTTCTTGTATTATTTGTTGAGGGTTTTTGTGAGCCAATCTAAACCTTCATATAGACCTTCACCTGTAATCGCATTAGTTCCTTGTATAAACCATTGTCTATTTCTAAGTTTGTTCAATTCTAATAATTGAACAATATCTTTAATTGATAAGGCATTTGGCATATCTTGTTTATTCGCATAAATTAGTAGAATAGTATCTCTCAATAAATCATCGCTCAATAATTGATGTAATTCATAGTTTACATTACATTTATATTTATTACTATCATTCATTCTATCTTTATCACTACTATCAACTACAAATATAATCGCATCTGTATTCTGGTAATAATGTCTCCATAATGGTCTAATCTTTTCTTGTCCACCAATATCCCATATATTGAATTCTATATTTTTATATCTAACAGTTTCAACATTGAAACCAATAGTTGGTATAGTAGAAACTACTTCGCCTAACTTAAATTTATATAAAATGGTAGTTTTACCAGCTGCGTCTAAACCAAGCATTAAAATACGACTTTCTTTACAATTATATAATTTATCCCATAATTTAGATAATGCTTTACCCATTATTTATTTATAGAACAAGCAAGAAATTTATTTGCGATGCCATCTTAAATTTTGAGGTTCACATAACGGACTTAATTGTTCTTGTGGAATAATAATAGGAGGATATCGTATCATTTGACAAGGTGCTAGATGTAATTTAGTTTCTGATATAGGAAATTGAACATATGGATATTTCATAGATGGACATAATGAACCCGTTCGTGAAATACCATATAATTCAGTTTCAACATCTACTAAATTTGAAGCATTATGAGATACTGCTGTTCCACCAACAAGACCTAATACGTGGCGACTTTTATTAATATTTTCATAACGAATAGGGTCTAACATATATTGTAAAGTAGAACGATTTTGTGTTAATTCTTTAACATATTCAGAGATATCATATGGATAACGATTAAAACTCATATTTTATATATAATAATCATATACAAAATATTACACCTTATCACTTAATTTATCGTTTCCAATATTTACCATCATACTTAAAATTACATTTTTCCAAATATTCCGTATTTCTAATTACCTGTCTTGATGGTTGTCCACCACGAACCCACGCTTTATCACTATCTTCTGGAATAATATGAACCGGATTTTGTATATTATCATTAACACAAGGAATTAATGGATAATATTGTTGTTCAATGTGAATACCAGATAAATTATTACAAGCCTTCTTTTGAACTGTAGTTTCACCATCACGTAAATATGCTTCTTGACAAGTATCACCAATACCACGACCCATAAATGGAACAGTTAAATATGGTCTTTCATATAACTGTTGAATTAAACGTGGATTTGTTAAATTACGCGAATTTCTTAATTCAGAATCAATATCTATATTACATCCCTTATTTGATGTCCATCCATAACCATCACGATATAAAACTGCTGGTTGTTCTAATGAAACTGATTTAGTATTTGGTGCTTCACATTCACATTCATAAAAATTAGTTATATTATATAAACCTGGTCTTTCTGATTGACGATAACGAGTATCTATATAACATACATCATCACGTAATCTTGATAGGTTGTAAATACCAAATCCTTTATCATTTAATTGAGAACAATTTCCTTGGTCAATATATTGCCATTCTTTATCTGTTCTAAACATTTATTACTTGTATATTATTATAATATAATATTTTTCATAACAACATACCTTTCATATACAAAACTTTCATTACTATTAATTAATGCTCATTTAGATTTCTATATTATATACCTAATAATCCTATCATAAATGTCTGTAATGAAACTGTAGCATTCCAACACATATACTATATACTCTCATTATATACATAATTAATGACAGTTTATACATAAAACTGATTACGATACTTACTATCTTTTAATGGAAAATATAAATTACCATAACAACGATAACCATTATCTTCCTTACAAGTTGGTGGTGTCATATAAGCCCACTTAACAAACTTATCTTGTTGATTCGGTATCGTTGTTGAAGGCATTGTATAAAATTGTCTTTGTGAATTATATTTATCATAAACATCATCAACATCACGATATAGATTATAATAAAATGTATTATCTATTTCTTCATTCAACTTCTTATTATTATAATTATTTAATCCACTTACTGCTATTCTATTTGGATTATCAGTATAATCAGTCAATAGAACATTCATAAATGGATTATCTATTGTTGGCGATACAGCTGTTTTATCAACCTTAATATCACTATCTTCTGTTTTTCTATCTAAATTGAATGAATTAAATACAGCTTTTTCATCCGAATAGAAATATATAGCATATGTTAATACTAATATTCCTATTACCAAAAATATATAATTTACATCTTGACGGAATAACATCAATAATACACTTATATATATGAATAATCGTACAATGGTATTTAATTGTTCCGTCAAAGTCATATTACGTGATGGATAAAATTCATCTAATCTATCCTTTCTAAATAATATTGTTGGTTCATTATACCAAAAAGGATCTTTTTGAACATATGCCTTCTTTGTTAATAATGGATTAACGTTCATTATATTCATAATATATATACCGATTATTGTGTAATTACTTCTTCTTATTTTTCTTTTCTTCTAACTTTTTCTTTAATCTATCACGCGTTGTCATCGCACCTAACATATTCTTCGGCAACATCGTCTTTGCCATATTCATTAATTCATCTTCATCCATATTTTCACCTGTTTCTGCCTTCTTCATCATCTTATTTAACATAGTAGCCATTGGATTACCTCCTTTACCCTTACCTTTACCTTGCCCTGTCAATTTAGAAAACTTATTAATAACTGTTTTAGCTTCTTCATATAACTTATTTTCATCTAATTCACCTGTTGCTAATTTACTTTGAACTTTATTTGATATATTTTTTACTAATGATGATACACCACTTTCATCACTATTTTCATCAAATGAGCCATTAACAACACTCTTTAATATTGACATTGGATTATCTAACTTTAGTTTATTAATATCAATTTCATCTGCTATTTCTTTTGCTAATGTACCAATTTGACCTTCAAATAATTCATTCTGCATTGATTCAAAGGTATCCTTAATATCATTTATATTAAAACCACTACTTGTATTATCATCTTCATCATCACTGTCATTCTTATCTTTATTCTTTTCAACTTTCTTTTCAATAGTTAAACATTCAATAATATTTAAAAAAGTTCTTTCTTCTTCACTCAATTCTTGTTCATTACTCTTTGATAATTTTTTCAATTCCTTCAATAATGAACGTATATCCTTATCACTATGATATTCATATGCGTGTAAATATAAACTATGGAGATATTTCCATATATTTTCACGTTGTTTATCTTCTAATTTATCGTCATTCCATATTTCATAAAAATTGATACCTTCTAATAAAGTATTATCTTTCGCAAATATAATTTCATTTTTACTTGAAATATCGTCACCTTTACCATTACAATTTTTTAAAAAACTTTCTAAATGTGTTTCAATATTCTTTAATCGTCCCTCACTTTCATATTCATATACCTTATTAATATTTTCAATTTGATTAGGATAATTTGTTGAAATGACCTTTAAAAATTCTACTAAACAATTATTAAACTTTTCCATTATCTTATTAACTTAATAGTGTGATGTATAAAATATTTTAATTTATACCGCACATCAATCACTATGGGATTATAATGACTTATACATCATATTCATCTAATTTTTTCATAATTCCATCCGTATTAATACCAAATAAACCGAATCCTCTACTTATTATAATTTGCCCAAAATCAGTAAAAAAGCCACCTATATATGGTTTTAATGGTGTAATAACTAATGCTATAATTGATAATACTAAACCCGGAAATAAAAATGTTAAAAATAAAATTATGAAAATTAATAATACAGCTAATTCAATAATAAAGTTTACCAACTTCTTCAATACCTTTTCAATAATACTAATCAACTTATCTATTAATTTAATTAAGAACATATATTATATTATATTATATCTTTTTGTATATT